AATAGATTTCATAAAACTCGATTTCAAGAAAAAAATAAAAAACAAAAAAATAGGTGCAGTTATGCCGAGGTATGTAATAGATGGTGATTGGAATGGGATGATTTCTCCAGGAAACATAGACCTAGATAGCAGACCTGTAGTTAAGATGCCTAACGGAGAGTACGCAACAGTACGATCTGCTTCATTTACCATGCCTGATGGCTACGAATACTTATTGCCAACAATCACGCAAGACGGAAGAGCTTTATGGTGGGCTCCCGACATTATCAACTACTATCGCAAGACTGGACAATATCTAGGAAAATTCAAAGATGCCGATTCAGCTGATTCTTATGCACAAGCACTACATGAATCGCAAGAAAAACAATATGCAGACTTGTGGAAGAAAATGAGTAGCTAAGGAGGTGCAAACATGACGCAAGGTATTAAATTCATCGAAACATACGAACATGACGATTACTGTAGCCAGCTGTATGATGCAGTCAGCGAATACGAATCGCAAGGCTATACGGTAGAGATTAAGCCTCAAGTAGAAATAGAAGCCGACCATGACGAATTTAGCGGCAACGTGAAAGACGCAAAACACCTGTACACGGCACTTGTGATTGCAAGTGACAAGAAAGCAAGGAAATGACAGATGCATTTCTTGTGTATGGGTTGACGGTGGTTTTCCTATTGGTTTATTCAGCTATAAGGTGAACATATGCTAAGCAGGGCGGAAAAAGAAGAGCTTCTCACATTGATGGAGACGAAAGCATGGAAGAATGACCCTTGGGCGTTCATCCGTGGAGCTTGTCTTACGATGGATGAAGCTGACGAAGGGAAGGTAAAGAACTTTCCCGACAAAGAATATCTAAAACGCATCTGCTATCTGGCAGAGAGCGAGAAGATTCTTTGCATACCAAAATCAAGACGTATGATGATGACTTGGTGTTGCCTTGCCATATGCTTATGGGAAGCGATGTACAGGGAAAACCAAACCATATTCATACAGTCAAAGAAATTCGACGATTCAGCCTATTTAATGGGCGAAAGCCGATTCATGTTTATGTACAACAATCTGCCGCATAACCGCCACCGCTTCCCTAAGCTAGAGAAGAAGATAAGCTCCGAGAAGGGCTACAGCTTCCTTCGGTTCAGCAATGGCACGACCATCTTTGCGGTTGCAGAAGGTGCTGACCAGCTCCGACAGTACACTGCATCGCGTGTGTACTGTACAGAAATGGCTTTCTGGGACAACGCCGAGGAAACATGGATGGCTCTTAGACCTGTTATTCAAGGCGGCGGGCGTATTCTCATCGACAGTTCGGCAAACCCCGGTTTCTTCTCGAAGATAGTCAACGAAAACATTAACGGGATTGAAGATGAACAGGCGATAGAGAAGCATGAAGAGATTAAAGGTCTCACAGAATACAGGAGAAACGGGGCTTACATTGCGAGGGTTCACTACACTGCCGACCCTGACAAGCGAGACCCTGAATGGATAAAAGAGCAGAAAGAAGGCTCTACTGCCGCAGGGTGGGAGCGAGAATACGAAATCAACTGGGACGTATCGCTCGAAAAGCCCTACTATCCAGAGTTTAGATACGACTACCATGTAGCAGGAAGCCCATTAAGACCTGACAAGCGGAGACCTTTGGAGCTAGGCTTCGACTATGGGCTTACCCCTGCTACCATCATCTGTCAGACAACTGCAAAGGGGCAGATTCTTGTTCTTAGAGAGTGTCAGTCATGGGATGTTGGCATGAGAAACCACGCCAAAGCTCTGAAAGCCGATTTAGCGGCATACTACTATGGATTCTCGCTGAATTGTGTAGGCGACCCGGCAGGCAATCAGCGTTCACAGGCAGATGAAAAAACTGCAAATCAGATACTTAGAGATGATTTTGGATGGTATGTTCAGCCGGGTGCATTGTCGCAGACAGAACGTGCAGAAGCCGTGCGGTGGTTCTTGACCAATATGACGAGCGATGGGAAACCAATGCTTTTGATAGACCCGTCATGTACGTGGATCATAAGAGCCTTGACCGGGGGCTATCACAGAAAGAAAGTAGGAGAGAGACTTCTTGATGAACCTGACAAGAACGAATACTCGCATATCATTGACTGCCTTGCTTATGTCTGTGCAAGGATATATGCACAGACGAAAAACCCATGGCAAAAAGCATGGCAGGATGCACGCAAGAAAGGCCGTATCCGTAAATGGGGGAAGATGTAATGGAAGCTAATGCAGTCATGGCTCTTGCCCCAAAGGGCGATGAAGTCAGTATAAAGACGCTAAAGAAGAAAGAAATCGATAAAATCATGAGGGCGGTCACTGATGGAAAGCAAGCCGCCAACGACTACTACAAGTCCTCGATTGAGCCGAAAATTCTTGAAAGAGAAGAAATCTACAACGCCACCAAAGGCCACTACAGAAAGAAGTTCGCGCGGCTTTCTGAAATGTCTGACTGGGTATCAAGGGACGTTAAAACCTCCATTGACTGGATTATTCCGCAGGTCATGGAGGTTTTTACCGGTTCAGATAAACCAGTCAGCGTGCAGGCTCGCAACATAGATAAGACCGATGCCGCGAAGAAAACAGAAATGCTGATTCAGTATCAGCTCGACACGAAGAACGACTATACCACCTTCTGCAATGATGTTTGGGCAGATTCACTAAAACTTAACTACGGCGTTGCCAAGGTTTGGTGGAAGCACGAAGAAGAACACGTACCGATGCAAATCATGATTGGCCCGATGGACTATGAAATCATGAATCAGCTTTCCAATGCCGCTGCCGCAGGTGATATAGAAGTAACCAAAATCAAGAAGGTGGACGGCGGTTATTACAATGTCGAATACAACGAGATTCGCGTGACCGACAATTACCCTGTTATTGAGAGGGTGCCGCCGTCAGAGTTCCGATTCACGCCGGATGCATCATCCATAAACGAGTGCAAGTTTGTAGCACACAGAAAGATTGTAAAAGGGGACTACCTGAAACGCAGAGAGCGTGACGGCGTGTATGAAAACGTGGATGAAGCGTTGAAGAACGCAGGGGATACCAAATACACGCAGTACGACACCACGCATAACAGGGGACTTTCTACAAAGAGCTATCAGCTTACAGACGCGGATAATGCGTCCAAGGATGTAGAACTCTATGAGTGCTATGTAGACGTAGACTACAATGATGACGGGATTTACGAAAAACTCATCGTTCACACGGTGGGCGATAGTGAAATACCGCTCAAAATACAGACGAATAACTTCAAAAGAGTGCCATTCTTCGTGAACTGCTCCGAAAGAGACCCTCAGGTCATCTTTAATGAGAAGTCAGGGTTCGCCGATGTTGTAGAACAGCAACAGGACTTAAAGACAGCGGTCATTCGTCAGATGATAATCAACATCGCAAGGTGCAACAGTCCTCAAATGGCATTTGACCAAGCAAATGTAGACGTAGAAGCCCTTCTTGATAATGAAGATTTAGTCCCTACCAACGGGATGCCGGGAAACCTCATCTATCCGATTTCTACGCCTCCGATGAGTTCGGCAACAATGAGCCTTGTAGACTATGCACAGAACGAGATTGAAGCGCAGACGGGCTCGACACGGTACAATCAAGGGCTTGATTCTGAATCCTTGAACAAGACCGCAACAGGCATCACGAGCATCATGGGGCAGGCAGAGAAGCGGCAGAAAAATATGGCTCGCCTGTCTGCCGAAAACTTCTTCAAGCCTATATTCCGTTTCTTGATTCAGCTCAATCAGCAGTTCGGAGATTCCGAGCAGATGATTAGAGTAGGAGACAAGAACGTGTCTATCTCCAGCGCGGACGTAAACGTGGACTACGACCTTGTGCTTAACGTGGCGCAGGGAGCAGGAACGAAAGAAGCACGTATCAACTACCTGATGGTACTCATCAATCAGATATATCCAGTATTCGCACAGCAGGGAATTGTTGATGAAAACAGTTGGTATGTAGCAGGAAAGACGCTTCTTGAAGAAATGGGACTGACGAACGCCGAAAAGACGCTGATAGACCCGGCAAGCGAACAATTCAAGCAGGCGCAGGCACAGAGACAACAGTCGCAGCTTGCAATGATGCAGGCACAGCAGCAGGCAGAGATCGCGGCGAAGAAAGCACTGGTAGATGCGAAAGCTGCCGCCGACATAAGGAAGAGCGGTATTCCGAAGGTATCCGCAGGGCTGAACGACCTGCCACCTGATGCGATAGCCGAGATATTGAAGAAAATGAACCTTCCTGCAAGTCCTAGAGGAATGGCTCTTAGGAGACCAAATGGATAAGATGACTAGTCGCGAACGAGAAAGACGTTTGCAAGAGATGATAAAGAAGGGGAAAAGTGCGGAGACACTTTCCTCTTTTTTGGAGGAGTTTCAAAAATCAGAGGAACACGCCGCATTGTATGCGCTCCTTCACACGGCGAAAGACCCGAACACCATACGTGCAGACTTGCGTGCGGCGAAGAGATTTACAGACACCATGATTGCAATCATAAACACAGGAAAGATTGCGGAGTCCAAATTGGAGGATAACTAATGCCAGAGAACGAAACGCCGGTAGAATCTACTTCGGCAGAATCTACGCCGGTAGAAACCAACGAAACGCCCGCGGAAGAAAGCCCTCGAATGGGGCTTCGCATTGACGAAAGAACAGGCAGGAAGGTCGTAGAGACCATCCCTAGCGGAGCAGAGGTGGAAGGACCCGAGAAAGCCGAACCGCCAGAAGAACAGGCAGAGCAAGCTCAACAGCCACAGGTTCAGCCGCAGGTTCAACAGCCGCAATTCTATTCGCCTGCTGAGCTTTCCCTTGCTATTCAGATGGGACAGGTGGACGAAAGCAAGATACCGCCTGAATATCAGCCGCAATACCTCGCAATGAAACAGCAGAACGCCCCGGAACCACCGCCGCAAAAGAGCGAGACCGAGCTTCGGAACGAGTTCCTCGATGCGGTCAACAAGGCGGCACACGACAAAGCTATGAAAGATGTCGGTATCACCGAGGATGAGTTATCCATGGGCGAATTTTCCGACAACGATGAAATTCAAACCAAAGTATCCCGATACAAAGCCGCCCTTGATGTAGCACGGTCTCAAATCATCAGCGGATATAGCGAACAGGTTCGTGTTGAGCAGATGAAGGCGCAGCAGGAGAACGAGTTCAAGAAGGGCGTGGCGGATTGGATTGATGAGCAGAGAACATCCGAACCGAACTTTGATGAAATCGGGTTCTTCATGCAGGAGCATTACAAAACAATGCCATACGAGAAAGCGGTTGCCATCGCTCCCGCTATTCAGAAAGCCATGCAAGGGAAGCTCGACCCGCAGTCTGCCGAAGTAGTGAAGAACTACTATGAAGATTGCAGAAAAGAGTTTTACGCAAAGAAGAACGGCACATCTACTACACCATCCCCGCGTTCCCCATCCGTGGAGAGAAAGGGGACAGGGCAGGATGTTGTCAAACCAATCGACTACGCAGAACAGCTTAGAGCCGCGCCAGTGAGAGATAAATCTAAGATTGTAGAAGCATGGCTTAGCTCCATGAAGCGATAAACACACTTTTGTGTTTATATATATTCAGTTCCTGTAATTACCACCAAGGAGGAAAATAATGCCACAGGACGTAACAAGAAAGCTGGGACCATCTAGTTCCCAGAGCGTAACCTATGAATCTGTAGGTCAAGCGGAAGATTATTCCCCGATACTCTACAACATCGACCCGACCTCGACACAGATTCTTTCCCGACTTCCAGAGGGCAAGGAAGTCACTGCCACTGATACTATGTGGATGACAAAACGCCTTGAACCACCGAGTGAAAACGCCCACCTTGAATACGAAGAATACAAGTATCACAAAGTAGGTTCTATTGAAGGGCTGAAAAACTATGTTCAGTTCTTCCAGAACACCGGTCTCATTTCTGACGTACAGCGTAAGGTCAAGAAAATTTACAATGTACCGCAGGGCGATGCCATGAGCGAAGCCAAGACCGATGCATTTACCAAGCAGGCACTTGATATTGAATACGCACTTATCACCAATGACAAGGCTCGCATGGGAAGCGAAACCGTAGCTCCTCTCATGGGCGGTGTTCCGTACTTTATGGATCTCGATACCCTTGATGTAACAGCGACCGCAGAAACAGGCGTATTCACCACCACCAAAGAACACAACCTCAAGACCGGCGATTTTGTTTACTTCATCGGCAAGAAAATGCCTGCCGGCATGAAAGCGGGTGCCGTTTACTACGTAAGACTTGATAAATCCAACCCGAAAACCGCATTTACTATTTACGACAAGATTCAGGATGCTGTACGTGGCGATACCTCTGCGACTACGCAGGTAAAGCCGACCGACACAGGCACCGAAGTCAAGATTGTTAAATCCAACGTCAAGTCTCTCGGCGGAGCTGCACAGTACACCCTCGATGACATTGACGATGTAATGGCAATGGCAGCAAACCGCGGCGGTAAACCGACTGATGCCTACATGTCTATGGAAAATAAACGCCGCTTCTCCAAACTTGTTTCGGCGATGGCAACCACGCAGCGTCAGCCGAAAACCCGTTACGGTTCGGAAGTCGCAGATACTTACGAAACCGACGGCGGCGTAGTCACTGCACACTCCCATCGTATGTACAACTCCGATCGTATTGATATTTACGATTTCGACTACTGGGAACTCCGTTACTTTGAAAAGCCGCATGAAGTCAGCGGATTGGACAAGACCGGCACCTATGATAAATTCGTGCTGGAAACCAAACTGACACTCCAGGCATCTCAGCCGAAAGCGTCGGCGTCCATCATCGGCATCAAGAGATAAAAGCAATATGTTTTAGTTAAAGTGAAGGGAATGACTTAGCGTTGTTCCCTTTTTTTTATTTATGGGGTACTGAAATGATTACCAAGCAGGAAATACGGCTGGAAGATGATGGGACTTGCTACCTTAGAAATACGGTAGATCTGTCAGGGGCTATCGCCCAAGCCAAGGAATATGATGAGATGGGCATGGGGAATGGCAAGAACGGCTACATGCTAGGTGTCATTCCAGAAGAAATGTACCAGTTTGACCCGTGGCTTAAAGAAGCTATGGCGAGAAAGAGAGAAGGGGACATGGCAGGGTATACCACCTACATGCTGAAATTCTTCAAGGTTCATCAGGCACTTGCCGTAAACCATAAGAAATGCATGTGGCATGGGTACGCGGTGCCTCTTATTACAAAGGATTCAGCAAGTCAAAGGAAGCCCGATGCGCTGAATCAGCTTTTGGAGACAGTATGATAAACGTCAAAGACATTATTCAGTCCGTGCGCTTCAAGCAGAAAGACAATAATGAGGTCAAGTTTTCTGATTACGACATTATCCAGTCTCTCAATGAAGCTGTGCGCTATATCAACAGAACCTTTGCACTAAAGAACAGTGATTTCCTTGAAAAAGAGGTAGAGTACCGCCTTGATGAAATCAACGCAAAGATTGACGAGGAGAATGAGACGGCAGAGGAGAAGAAACCTCATGTCGAATACAGTGATGGGTTTGATTTGCCGGAAGATCTGCTATCTATTGTTTCCATCGTCACTATCAGATTCCGATACCCTCTCCACCCATGCCCTGCACAGAAGAAACCATGTCACCACGAGTTCAAAGTGCTGAATGGGAAGCTCTATGTGCTTGAGGACGTAGCCCTTCTATACAGATATTCTGTCAAGGCGGTCAAGGCAGACGATGTATTGGAGCTTCCCGATATATTCTTAGATCTTATAGTCAAACTGACTGGCATGATACTGAATCAGAATCCGCAGGAAGATATTATGGCAGAAGCCAACAAGACGCTCGCTGAAGAGCTTATTCCTGTAAGACGATACGCCAACAGGCGTGTATTCCCCATATGGAAGGTGTAATAATGGAAGTAAACAAAGCCATTGAAGAAATTAAGTACGGTACACACGATATAGCAGGGGAGTTTACAGTTAATCAATATCTTTCATTCCTAAATACTGCTATACAACAAGTTGCAAGCCTTTTGATTAGCGCGAAATGGCCTGTATTGGCTAAAGAGGTGTTGATTCATGATGGAGATAAACTTCCAAAGAACTACATGAACGCTTGCGGAACGTATCCTATTAGAATGACAGACAACAAAGCTACAATAACAGACGGTAGTGAAAGCATTAGGTTTAGGTATTTTGCTACACCTGAATTAGTGACTATTGATGATGACTTACCATTTGAGCATGAAGCGATCAATGCAGTTATAGTGAAGAGTGCCGTGCTTCTAGCATTAAACGATAACGAGTACGATATAACGCAAGATTCTAATATCTTAACAACCTTACAACAAGCTATAAGTGCAGGTATGTCGTAATTGAGCACAATTTCTTTCAACAAAATAGGTGCTAATAATGATGAATAACGAAACGGTTCTTATTATATCCGGGATACTTGGTATATGGACGTGGCTGTTTAAGGTTTTTGTTATTGAGTCTTTGCAAAAGTCGATAGATAATTTAGCAGAAACCATTGCACATAACGTAACAAAAACTCATGAGTTGGATACGGCAGTTAAAAACCATGGCATACTCCTTGGAGAAATGAACCATAGAATAGAGAAATTGGAAAATGAAAATCATAACCAAATTTACTGAATACGTACAAACAACTTTAAAGAAACTCAAAAGCAGGAAGTATGACAAGATGACTATGAAGGTCGTGTTATTCTACCTGTTTTTTATTATCCTTCTTTTGGCTACGTGGTATGTGGCATGGATGTTTATGTTTCTGAAAAATGGCATTGCAGACCTTGACGCTATGTCAAAGTTCATTGTCATATGCACAGGAGCCACCGGGTTCTTTGGCTTTATCATGGAGTGCTTTGTTGATAAAAACCACAATGGCATACCGGATATGTTTGAAAAAGAAAAGCATTCCATGCCACCACCAGTTATTCCACCTAGACCGATGGTAGAAAGGGAAAGTAAGAAATGAATGTAATTGATATTTCCGGTTGGTCAGAAGGGCTTGACTGGAACGCTATAGCAGAAAATGAAGATGGCGTTATAATCAAGATTTTAGAAGGCCGCACTATTGATAGTACGTTCATGGATCACTTCTATAGCGTGCAAGAAACAGGTATGAAATGGGGCGTGTATTGCTTATCTCATGCTAAAACCACAGAACGTGCAATAGAAGAAGCTGATGTGGTAGTCGATACATTAAATGGTTTGGGGCAACCGCCGCTTGGCATATGGTTTGATGTAGAGCCATTTCTTGCTGACGCAATGGACGCTGAACAACTTACTGCTATTGCCAGTGCGTTTATTTCTGAATGTAATGCCAACGGCTATTCATGCGGTATCTATGGCAACTATGCTACGTTGAATAAAATCAACTGCTATGACTTGGCAGATTATGTACCGTACTGGTCCGCAGAACCTAGCAGCTATCAGTGCGACTTCAAACTTGAAAATCCATCACTCCGAGTAGTTGGTTGGCAATACGAATTTGATAGTAAGAAATATGGTGGCGTATGTGACTTAAATGAATGGTGGGAATAACACATGAAGCTATCGACGAAACACCAAAATGTGCAAAGGGCTATATATAATGATTTCTCCGCAGGGCTAAATTCGTCAATGATGGAAGATAACATCGCAGAAAACGAGCTTAGAGAAGTTGTCAATATGGAAATTGACAGGAAAATGCAACTGTTAAGAACATGCAAAGGGACTGTTGATATATGTAAGTTTGACTATGACGTAACATCAGCCGCCTATGACGTAATCAACGATATGTTCTTGTTGTTTACTAGTGACTATAAGATTATTACAACAAGAGATTTTGAAATATTTACAGAAGCAGGAGCGTTAACAGGGAAGTCACCTGTTATAACTACGCTATGGGAAGATGGGGTTTTAATAGCAAGTGGCGGTAAATTACAGTACTCTACAAAAGAAAGAGTGAGTACTCTTGAAAATAGTCCAGAACACTCAAAAGGTGCATATATTCGCTCAGGGCGTGTATTAACATTTGATGATGCGGATAATGTGAAATATTCATCTGTTGGCGATGAGGATAACTGGGATATAGATGCAGGAGATCCTTCAAAAGCATTGTTTGCACAAATCGGGTATAAAGTTGGTGGGAAAATACTTGGTATGGTGAATTTATCTAAAGATATATTGTTCATCAAAGATAATGGCATGGTATTTCGCTTAGAAAATGAATATCCCGATTGGAAAATATCTGAACTTGGTAGAAACATCTATTGCAAAAATGGATTGTCATTTTGCAATGTAGGCGAGCAGGTTATCATTTTAGGCAATGGTATATTACAGTCCGTTCAAACAACACAAGATTATGGCGATATGAAACCTATGGATATAGGTTTAAAGGTAAAGCGTGAAATATCTTCACTAGATGATGATACAAAGTTGAGATATGTGCCACCGCTTAATCAACTTTGGTTTATAAGTCACACAAAATATGTGCTTGTTATGGATTGCAATACGGGCGCTTTCTTTCAGAGGACGTTTAATGAGCCAGTCGTTGATATAGTGTGTGTTAATGAAGATATATATTTATTTAGGGACCACGCAGTAAGCAAATTTACGGAAGAGTTTCTCGACGGTGGGTTACCACTGGCATTTACCGCAAAATTCAAGTCAGCTTTTTCATTAAACGAAATCCTAGTAAAAAAAGTCAACTTTGGCATAACTCCGTATGCCACGTCATTTGATGATGCACAAAGTTATTTAAAAATAGGAAAAGTAAAATTGCCATTTCCTAGACGTAGAACTCCGGGAGACAATATAGCTACTAGCCAAAACTCATTTGCTGCAATACAACCAAGTAGTGATGTTTATGAGAATAATAGAAATGTGTTTGCCGATGAAGAATTTGCTACACCCACTAATATTATTTCAATGCGTGTTAGGTGTATAAGTAGAGCCCCAATGGTAAGGATGCAGATATGGGGAAAAGGATTTCCATTTATTATGAATTATATAGGTTATGACTGGGTAGAGGTATGATTTATGCAGATATCTAAATATTTAATTGATATAGGTCCAAATGGTGATGATAATTATCATTCATGGATTAAACACAATGCAGAAATAGAACGTATATACAAACTATTATTCCAAAAAGACAAAAATTTATCAGATGAGATTGCTAAGGTAAATAAACACCTTACGACAAATGATACCGATATTGCTAAAAATACCAGTAATATCAATGCCAACAAAGAAAGTATTACCACCGTATCTAAAGAAGTTACTAGTTTAAAAGCCAGTGTCGGTACACCATTAGTGGCAGTAACTGCAGCCGCAATGACAGACAAAAACAAAATCTATGTCTATACGGGTAGTGAAGCTAATTATATTAAAGGTAATTGGTACTATAATGATGGCACTAAATGGGTTTCTGGGGGTGTATATAATTCCGAGGGCTTTACAACGGACAAAACTTTAACAGTATCAGGAGCAGTTGCAGATAGTGCTGTTGTTGGGGAAATTTTATCACAACTGAATGATACTGTAGGTGTGGAGAAACCTACTGTCATTAAACTTGTTACGGGCGGCTTTCGTTTATCTGATGGCTTAGTATATACCACTAATAAAACATTGCAAACAGAAAAACTAATCCATCTCTCTGTTGGAGACATAATTGCTAGCATTAATATTAATATGTAATATGCATGGAGACGATATTCGGATAGTGAAGAGAAAAATTTTATTGATGCAACTTTAAATGGTTTTGCAAGTAAAGAATATGTTGCGGATAAAGATGCATGGTATAAATTCATGTTTCGTTATAGGGATAATACGGATGTAGATTTAACAGATAAAATTGATAGCATGCAAAAAGAGCTACGAATAATTTATGAAACTCAAAATAGTACGCTTCCTAGAAAGATAAGTGACCTAGAAAAGAATGTTGCTAACCTAAAAGACGTTACTGATGAGGATATGGACACACTCTTACAAAAAAATTATCATGACAAAGTTATAACTTCCGAAGAGAGTGTCTCAAACATGGATGCTTATGGTCTGAATCCAGATATGACAACTATAAATAATTCTGGTTTGCGACGTTTTGTGCTTACTGATGTTTCTGAAGGAGATATTATTACTGTTTCATCCGTTATGGAAAAAAATGGAGTTAAACAGCATTTCACAGTAAATATTAATGCCGTGGTAGCCTTTTGTGATGATGCATTACTTGTAAGTAAAGGCAAACAGTACAATATAAAGGCCCCCAGCTTTCAAATTCCTAGTAAGATCAATAAGGTAATTATTACCTGTAGCCCTATCCTTTCATATCCTAATGTTGCTATTACTATAACGAAACCTAATGCGATAGTAGAAAGAATTGTTAAACAAAAGAAACAAGGAAAACCTTTTATATATAAAGGTGCTATGAATAAGGGAGACGTTATTTCCCTTGGCTTTGAGAATGTATGGACTAATAAAATATGGATGTTTACTGGATTACTCTCTTCTGCATTTAAATCAACTAAAATAGGGGCATATAACAATGGTGAAATTGTGCGTCCATATATTGAGATTACTCCAACGCATGTAAATGTATATTCAAGTATTAGCAGATTCGACAGAACTTTTGAACATGGATTGACTATCGAAAAAGATTTTCAGGTTATCGTGGAACAGGGACGTTCTCTTTTCAATAAAAGACTTATTATTCAAAGTAATGGAAAAAGATGGGTATGTCCTGCTGTCACCAATTTACGTGTAGGAGAACCTATTTACGGTATAGGAGCTTCTACAGATAGTGATTATTCATTGTGTACATTTTCCGTAAGTATGCTAGACATGAATAAGCCTGTGTGGGTATTTGGCGATTCATGGATTTCTCTGTATGATAATCGTTGGGTAGGACAAGCTGTCTCCCTAGGGTATGATAAAGGTTTTTTGTTGGATGGATACGCAGGTCGGACGAGCCAAACTGCTTTAAAATCATTGAAATCACTTATTGCAGTACAACAGCCTAAAATAATTGTATGGCTTATGGGGATGAATGATGAAGATCCAAATGACAATACGCCGAACCAAAACTGGTTAGATGCTTTAAAAGAAGTAGAATCTATTTGCAAGCAATATAATATTACACTTGTTTTATGCACAATTCCATCTGTACCAGAATCACAGGAAGATTATACAGGAGCAGGTAGAAACAATAATGCTAAAAATACTTATGTGAAAATGAGTGGCTATAGATATGTAGATGCTGTTACTGCATTAGGTGTTGATGAAAACAGAAATTGGATTGGTGGGTATTGGCAAAGCAGTGATAATCATGCGCACACATCCGAAGAAGGTGCAAGAGCTTTAATGGTGCAAATGTTTGCTGATGTGCCTGAAATGCTATATTTCTGAAAAGTATATTTGATGTGTAACAACACATTTCTTAGATTGGTTACTCTAAATAGGAGGTATATTGACGCTAGAAGACATCGCTGCTGTGTTTGCCATTGCTGTTACTTTAAGTGTTGCTTTTGACTATCTCATTATCAAACCACTCCAAAAAGCCATCGACATGAACTCTTCAGTCCTTGAAGAACTCAAAAGAGAGCTTGAACGGTCTGCAATGGACAGGCGAGATCTTGATGGGCGTGTACGTGCCCTAGAGACAGCCCATGAGATGAACAGCAAACGGATTGAGCAAAGGGCAACAGGCGTATGTCAAATTGGAAGTTAAAGGAAGCGGTGATGTCCCATGCTATGTGCGTACAAAAGCAGGTGAACTGTATCAAGTGAAGAAAGAAGCCGTTAGAAACAATCAAATGGTGGTTGGTCGGCATAACGATACATTATTCTGATATAGGAGGTTTAATATGCTTACTGCTAAAGAATATCTTGATATGTCTTCGGACAACACGAAGGCTTGCGAATTGCATAATATCATTTGTGAATACTTGGACAGCCTTACTTTGGATACCGCAGACCCGAAGGCAAAACGTATGCTACTCAAATTGCACGAGATAGATTATGGCCCGTATTTCGATAACGACATTGCTATTAAGGCAGTAGCTCATATGGAAAACGTTGATGGTACTACTGGCCCGCACTGGGCGTTTGCAGAAGTGGAGGAGGAAGCAAAGAAACGTAACATTGACCATCCCGCAGATTTGTATTACGCGATTAACATGTTGTATAGCGACCTTTCTAACGTCTTAGGCAAAGACCCTGAAAAGTATATCGCGGTGGCTAAAGCATTGTACTGGGACGACCCCGATATGCCGGAAGGCAAACTGTTCAAGCAGTACGTAGCAACAATCTAGTTTCTGTATAGATGGAGGACACATGGAACTTAAAGACACGATTACTTTAATGAATAGCTCTGACTATAAAGATAGATTCAAAGCAGAATATTATCAGACTAAGATTCGTTATGATAAACTTCATAGAACAATTATTAAACATGAAGCTGGTACTCTTGATTTTGAACCAACTTGTTCGTTAGGGCTACTAAAAGAACAGGCATCGTATATGGGTAGGTACTTGTACACATTAGAAGTACGTGCAGAAATCGAAGGGATAAAATTGTAAGCTCTCATTCTTATATCAATAGAGAGGGTATAAGAAAGCGGTAGATGCAGGAGGACTTCTTGTTGTAGATTCAGATATGGCTAGAGTAAAGTTTTACGCAAACCGTGTTATCACAGGCAGAATGATACTTGAAGAAGTGCCGGAAAAATATAGAGATAAGGTGAAAGAATCTCTTGAATCATTGTAATTAAGCAGGTGAGTATATGGCAACAAAAGACGAGATATCTTTGCTAAATACAGTAGATAAGAAAAAAGAGATTATTCAAGAATTGCCAAAGCCGCAAACCGCAGAGGAACAATATATGTATTCTTTTGCCTGCACTTTGGCAGGGGTTCCATATGATACTCCATTTCAATCCCCTTTCTACAGAAAAGATAAGTACTGGAAGGCAATTATGAACATAGAAGGACTACGGATACTTGATAAAATCACGGGGGATATGATTGATCTTGGTACTATAAACACAAACAATATTGCCGATGGGGCTATATCTAAAGATAAACTCAATCAAGCGTTAGTTAATGCAGTGTTTGGCGATGGAAGAGTTGATACTTCGGCCATTCAAGATGATGCGGTAACGAGTGATAAGTTGTCTAATGACACAAGACAACGACTACTTGCTAGCGAAAATGTCAGTGAATTAAATCTATCGAAAGCCGTCAAAAATAAATTACTCCAAAGCGGAAACGTTAAAGAGGAAAACTTATCACAAGGGATACTCAATAAACTGCTTGGAGATAAAAACGTCACGGTGGAAAACTTATCTTCTGATTTATCAAACAGATTGTTGCCTGATGGATATACAGGCATCCAAAAACAACAAGCAGTAGGATCATTGGAAGGAGAGCCAACAAATGATGAAATAATAGGGAAAATAAATGAAATAATCAAACTGTTGCAAAATGCAAAAGTAACTGTATAAAAGAATGATTTGATAAAGGTATTGCTCCCGACATTCGTGTCGGGAGCATAGAAAGAAGGCGATTATCATGCGTCCTCACAGGAAGGTTGTTAAAGATTGGCTACGAACTGTAGACCGCGAAGAGCTCAATGCGGTTATTGAAACTGCCATCTTTACACCTGACGAACTTAAATACATACACATGAGACTTATAGAAGGAAAATCATTTAAGCAGATAGCTATATTGTGCGACTTATCACGGCGGAATATGGCGACTATTGCAGACAAGATAGCAGGTAAAATGTACCGTGCTATCACAAAACTTCATAGGGATAAATAAAGCACTTTTATCACAAAATGTACTCACTTCCATAGCACCCTATCTTCTTTGAAAAGTAAGATAATATACGAAGAAGGGGGAATTAGAAATGTACGGATACCCAAATTACCAAACTGGAATGTATGGAGCAGCACCTCAAATGCAGGAACGGCTCAATCAAATGGAGCAGGCTTATCAACCGATGCGAGTGCCACCTATCAGAGGGCGTATCGTAACTGGTATAGAAGAAGCTCGTGCCGCACAGATTACTCTTGACGGTACGCCATCTTACTTCCCTTCCCCGGCAGAAGGAAAGGTTTATGAGAAATCAATAGACCTTAACGGCATGCCGATATTCAAGGTTTACGCACTTTCCACTACGCCAAAGCAAGTACCAGTAGCAGATACTATCGCCGCACTGGAAAGCAAGGTGGCAGAACTGGAAAAGGCAATTACTGCGATGAAAGGAGAGATGGGGAATGAACCCAATGCAACTACTGGGAATGATCCAACAGTCCAATAACCCAATGGCAATGATTCAGCAAATGGCAGGTCAGAACCCACTTATGGGAAGGGCACTGCAAATGGGACAAGGTAAGTCCGTAGAAGAACTACAGGGGATTGCCCAAAATCTCGCGAAACAGAGAGGAATGGACAGCAACCAGTTCAACCAGTTTCTATCGTCCTTTGGTTTGAAACTCTAGCTAGAGTTTATATATATATTGTTTCTTTTCGGGAGGTATACGATTATGGAAGGAAATGGTATTCAACCAGTGATGCCAGTAAGCGGCGGATACGGTGACGGTTTCGGTTGTGGCGGTGGCATGTGGTTTATGTGGCTTGTCGTTATCTTCGCACTTATGGGCGGAGGCGGTTTTGGCTTCGGAAATCGCGCCGGACTGACACAGGCCGAAATGCAGGCCGGTTTCAATCATCAGGATGAGATGTCTCAGATTAGAGGCATCGGCTACGGTATCTCAGATGCTACTTTTTCACTGAATAATTCTATCCTGAATGGGCAGGCAGAACTCGGCAGAAACATTATGCAGGGTAACTATGGGCTTGAAAAAACCATGATGCAGAATGGTTGGGGCATTAGTCAGCAACTCAACGAAAACCGCTTTGCTCAGCAGAACTGTTGTTGCGAAACAAACCGTAACATTGATAGCGTAAAGGCAGAAAACTATCAAAACACTTGCAAGATTACTACTGCCATCCACGAAGAAGCTGAAAAAACTCGTGGATTGATTACTGCCAACACCATGCAGGAACTCCGTGACAGACTGGCAGACCGTGATAGGGACTTGCAAACCGCAAGGTTCAATCTCAGTCAGACCATTCAAAGTGCGGCTATCGTCAATCAGCTTAGACCATATCCGCAACCTGCTTATATCACTGCTAGTCCTTACCAGTCGGCAGGATATGGCACTTGCAACGGTGTAGTCGTTTAATTCCGCTTGAAGCGTGACAGAGAGGGACGGTTCAAGCCGTCCCTTTTCAATGAGGTGATAAAAATGTGTAATTGCAACCAAAACACCATACTGACTACGGCAGTAGCAGTGAGTGGCGCAAATCTTGTTCTGACAATCCCTAATGGTGTTTACAATAACTGCTATAACTTCGTTCTACGGTTAGCACAGGATATTCCGCTGACCGCTACAAATCTCATGCCTGTTGTTATTCAAATCGGGGCAGGAACAACCTTATATCCTATGAGACAGAAGTCTGGGCATAATGTGTATGCTACCCAACTTCGCACACGTAGAAATTACTTAATTCATACTGCGGCTGATACGGCTACATTTACTTTGATTCATGGCTTTCTGAATAACTGTAATTGCGGTATTGTTCCAAGCCTTCCTGTAGCGGCTACTACATAAAATAGTAAATAGTAAAAATACCTTCGGGATTCTCCGAGGGTATTTTTATTTGAGGTGACATTATGATTAAAACTCTAGAAGAATGGGTAGAAAAATATGAAACAGAACGTGACGACCCTATGGTATGCCCTAAAGGATTTGACATGTACTGGCTCCCGGAAAGAGGATTTGCTCAATATAAATTTGTTGACGGTATCTTAGTGGTGTATCAAATTTGCGGTGATATCCAATTTTGGTTTGATTTAGCGAAGTTGATTTGTCTCGCAAAGGGCGGGCATGCGGTGTCCACCGTCTGTATCCTCCCTATTCTTCCGTATCTGCGACTTCTGAAATTCAAGATTGTGAAGAAGGAGGAGCGAGACGGACATTTCCGGTTTTGGTGCAAGGATGAAGCAGGGCGTAAGGTCATAGCCACCTACAAAGGGACGGACGAAGAGGGGACCGACAGTTATTATGTGACGATATACGTTAAAGAACTCTACAAGGAGGTAGAACATGGGTAAAAAAGGCGGCTCTAGCACCACGGTACAATCCTATAAGCCGACCGAAGAAGAAAAAAGGCTTTGGCGGTTACAAGGCGACTACGAAGAATCTGTCATGCCGAACGCCGTAGATCTGAATACGAAGGCAAAGAAGCTCCTCGAAAACTCTATAGGTGAGACGCAAGTAGACTATAAAAACTTACTAGGGCAAGCAACTAATATCAATAACTCCGCCATGAATGGGTATCAAAACCTTGCTAATGGTCAATTACCAACTTCTTATACAGATAATATTAACAAAGTTGTCACAAACTCAGTCAATCAGTCAATGGGGAATCTGCTGAACAATCTTAGTCAAAATGGCGTTATCAATAGCTCTGTGGCATCGCAAGGTATTCAAGGCATCAACCAAGCTGCGGCGAACACGGCGGCAGATATGTACAGGCAAGACATTTCTCAGCTCGCAGACATTTACGGAAACATTTCGAATATGGCAGGTGCGAACATCTCACTCGGGGCGGCGGCACAGGAAGCGGCACAGCAACCCGCAGTCAACCTTTGGAATACATCCATCGGGCTTAGTGGTACGAATCTCGGTGCTATTTCTGCCATGGGTGGCAAAGGGACTTCTACCTCTACACAGAGGACCAGCGGCGGAAGCGGGATCTGGGGCGGCATCTTAGGCGGACTTGCTTCAAACGGTGGATTGTTCTGCTTCACAGGTGACACACTAATCAAGACGCCGAACGGAGACAAGCCGTTGAAACGAATCCGTAAGGGCGACATTATAACAACACCGAATGGCGACGAAAAAGTAACGGACGTAATGACACCGCACTATGCAAGAGTTTATGCCATCTGCACGGACGAAAGCGAAAACAAATGCATCAACCTTACCGCAACACAGCCAATGCTCATGGAGGACGGTAACTGGAAAACGTTGGAAGAAATGCGTATCGGAGAGCGTTTCAAAGACCGTGGCAAGATTGTATTGCTCGTTGAAAGCGGCGACAGACTTGTATACGACATTAAAGTGCCAAGCGGCATGTATTATGCTAACGGCTTTATAGCCAAGGCAGGAACAACGGAGTGGTAACAAATGGCGAACAACAATCAATTAAGTTATCAGACGGCAACTATTGACCCGACCATTGCAGGATATGCAGCGAGAGATCCAGGATTCGCGTTGGGGCTTTTGCTCGGTCGCGGATGGGTAGAGAATTACAACGAGCGAGGCATCAGAAAACTGCAAGAATCGCTTAAAGGAAAAGATGGACTGACACCTGCTGATGCTAACGCTAATGCGGCAGTAACAAACGCGGCGGGTGGTACGCCTGCCATTAACACAGGGGCTGCTAGTTCGTCTGCCGACACCGCCAATGCGGCGACGGCTAGTGCGTCTGCTGACAACGCGAAACCCACACCGCAGATATTCTCGGCAAACCAGAACCCTGTCATGGCGCAGGTAGACCCGTACAAGATTACCCCTATGGCGGTGCAACCATCCGACGTGCAAAAGGCGGTCATGGAGAACACAATAGCCAACGCTTCTGCACCGCAGGCAGGGGATGCAGGCTACAAGGATGCACTCATGGCACGTGTAAGGAACATTCTCTACGATCCGAACAACCAATGGGCGCAGTCAGCGGCAAGAGGAGCAATCTACAATAAGCTGAAAGAGATGGGCGATCCGGGCGGCGGAAACCCATACGCCATGGGTAACTATATCGACCCGTCCAAGAACTTTTCACAGCAGGCACTCGCACAGTCCTTTGCAAACAAGTGGACGCCGCAGACGGTCATGAACGCCGATGGAACGGTAACGCAGAACCCGGCACCGGGATATGTATCAAACAATCCGCTACAAGGGGCGAGCATGTATGCAGCGCAAGGGAATGTGAATCAAGGTATTCAGCCTGCTGACCTGAACACACAGTTCAGAGCATACCTCAATGGGGAAACGCCGCAGACTGCGCCGGTCCTTGATGCCGTTCAAGCGGCACAAGCGCAGCAGGCAGCCGCTGACAATACGCAGAATGTTATACCGCCGCAGGCAAAGACCGCAAATTTTACCGACGCTGAGCAGGATGAAAAGAGCGATGAACCTGTTCAGCAGGAGCAGGCATCGCAAGAAGAACCAGCTGTTTCCAAATCGGAAACAGCTGCTACTGAACAAAATTCCCCGAATGGTAAAACTGTTCAGTTCGCGCTTCAAAACAACGTGCAACCGTCGCCGTTGAAACCGTTCTCCGTGAAAGACTGGATAGCACAAGTAACACAAGCAGGCATCGCACAGGGCAGACCAATGAATCAGATACAGGCGGTTATTTCCCGTGGACTTCCTGCCGCGCAAGCCGCAGAGGATAACTATAAGAAGCAAGCGGTTGACGGACTTCTGAACCGTATCTATAACGGAGACGAAACAACAGGCGGTAAGAACCTTCTCCCGACAATGGAGAACGCCGACACTACCGTCCCTAAACTCATGCAGACGCTGAATGAGATTGATTCTATCGACCCTGAACGCGGCACGCAGATCCGCGCGATTCTTCCATCCTACAACACCTTCCTAAAGGAGAACATAAACAACTTCAATAAGGCGCGCGATGTGGGATATTCCATAAAACTCTCTGACCACTCCATGGAAAACAATATCAAGCAGCATGAAACGCTTGGACAGTTTGATGACGAGCGGGCAAAGAACATGGCGAAATGGAAACATGCCATGAGCGTAGCATGGAAAAACCAAGACCTCGCTGACAGAGCCAACCTTATTTCCAAGTACAGTAACGGGCAGATAACGCCAGACCAAGCCATGGGCATGTTACTTGGACTTGGCGGCAAAGGGAACGGAGTTGCAAGTGGAGATGTGCAGAAAACTAGCAAAGGAACGCTAATTATCAACGGCAACGAGCTTAGCAAGACGCAGACAGCACGTTCCAATGAGCTTGACGCAAATCTTCGGAGAATGAGCGATGAGCTTAAAGGCTATATGGCAAATTCCACCGCTGATGATGTTAAGAACGGCACCAGTAGCGACGGGAAAGATAATAAGGATAATCTTGCCAGATCCATAAACGCATTAGACGCCTACATATCAGGGCTTGATGATAAAGACCGTGCGCTGATACCAAACAGCATCTGGGATGGGCTTCAGCAACAGATGTATGCCGCAAACTACATCAGAGAAACCCTTGCCGGAAACGGAAAGATGGAAAACGCAATCGAATATCTCAAGGCACTTACGCCAGAGACCAGACAGAAATATAACATTGTTACTTAATAAGGAGACAAACATTTATGGCATGGGATTGGTTGAAGGATAACAACGATGAGCCAAACGAATTTAAGCCTATTGACGCAAGAGGGCTTCTTGATGGCAAGGAATATCACGACTACTGGACAACTAAACTTCACAATGGGCTTGCTAATGTTCCAAAGAGCCTTTTGGGTGCGGTAGAAAGTATACCGGCGATGGCAGCTAGGACAAGACCCGCTGTCATGCAGGAACTGGAAAACGATCTTGACGGAACTGGACTTATGGACAGCGACGCCGACAAGGAAGCACTTAGCGATGTAGAAAACCAGATAAAGGGGACTACCGCCCCCATCTGGGAAGGCGCACGCCTTGGTATTAAGGCGGCTAAAGACGCACTTCCTGACGCAAACTGGGAATCTAACGTCGATGAAAGCCAACTTTCGTATCCAAAGAAAATCGGCGGCATGATTCTTGAGAACGCCCCACTGATGGCGGCACAGCTCGGAGCAAGTATCATAAACCCTGCACTGGGCGTGGCACTTATGGCGGGGAGCATTGCAGGTGACGCATACAACGACCTTACAGAGAAAGGCGTAGACCCGCTTACCGCAGGTCAAGCGGGATGGCTTGACGCAGCTGCACAAGCTCCGCTTGAAGGCGTCGGCGAAATGGGATGGTTAAAGGCGTTCCGCGAACTCGGTACGGAAGGGGCGGCTAAGCTCATGGGGAAGGCGTTTGTCAAAGAAGGATTGACAGAAGCTGTGCAGGAATTTCCTGATGAGACCATCCCTTACATTGCAGAGCATGGAAACCTTGATGGGTTTGACTGGGGACAGCTCGCATCCAACGCAGTTGACGCCGGTGTTGTCGGCGGCATTTACGGCGGCGGCTTTGCAGGAATCGGCAGAGCCATTAACGGCAAGGCGCAAGCCCCACAACAGGAGATGGGGCAAGATAGCGCAGGTGTTGATAACGGCAATGGGGACACACCATCTCCTAGCCCTGCCATGCACGCCATGAACCGCCTTGTGAACGAACTCGGCATAGATCCCAAAGCCGCATCCGGCATTGTCGGCGGGCTTATGCTTGAAAGTGGCGGTAACACTACCGACATTTCACCAACCGCAAAGAACCCCAATAGCGGGTCTTATGGCATCGGGCAGTGGCTCGGTTCACGCCAAGACGACCTCATGGCGTTTGCAGAAGAAACAGGCGGAGACCCAAGTGACCTTGATACGCAGATTTCCTTCCTTATTCACGAGCTGAAAGGAAGCGAGAACGGCGCATTGCAGGAAATAATCAAGGCACAGTCCCCCGATGAAGCAGGACGCCTTGCAGACAAGTTCTATGAACGCTCCGAAGGAACGGATGAGATAAGGAATCAGAAGGCTGCCAACGCCCAAACGATCTACGATATGTTTATGAACGGCGGTGCAAACCCGAACGCAGTATTCAACGGAGGGAAAACGGGTGGCTCTTCCGTTCCCAACCCGAAGAGCGCAGAAGATTTTTTGAAAGACCTTGAGGAAACGCTTCCCGCCGACACAGATGAAGATGTAGAAAAGCTGAACGCCATTCGCAAAGCCATTCAAGGCAAGAATAAAAAAGCGCAGGAAGAACTGGCGGCGCAGTATGGATGGAGCGCAAACTCTCCTGAAACGGCACAGGACGCATTGGAACCAGTGACCCAAGGAAATACTCAATCGGTGGCAGACAACGCCGCTATAGGACAAATGACGCAATCCGTTACGTACCCGATGGCTATACCGCGAGGAAGTGGGAACTCCGTTAGCGGCACCAAGTCGATTAAATCCGGCGGTGGAATGTATCAGCCGTCCGGTCGTGTCGAAGGCGGCAACAAATCTGTATACACGCCGAAGAAGCCAAAGGGCATGCAATACACTCCCCAAGGCAACGTGCAGGCAGGAAGCAACGAAGGCGGCATGACAGCAGTACAGCCGAACGTCAGCCCTGTTATCCCTGCTCCAAGCTCCATCAAGGAACCTGTAAGCAACGCTTCTACCTCTCTTCCTTCCACTGAACCGCAAATCTATACACCTCGCAAGGTGAACGGCATCGCAGACCGTCAACGCCGTGACAGACAGACCAGGGGAAACATGGCGTCTGCTGCCACGCAAGACAGAATCAACAAGGCACTTAAAAACAGCCGCCTTAGACAAGTGGTCAAGCAAGCGTTCGTGGATGGAGACAAGGATGCACTCAACCGTTTAGGCGCAATGCAGATCAACCAAGACGTTCTGCAAGCGGTTAAAAATGACGTTCTGAACGAATATCATAAGACAGAACCTGTAGTTCCACCAAAGGTCATCCCTGCACAAGAACCATACACCCCACGCTACGGGAGCCGCGATGAAGCGATGAGACTTCCGTATGAAAGAAACAATGAAAATACGCGCGGCGACATTGCCATTGGCGGCGGTGATGGGGTTATTTCTTCACAACGTGCAAGCACACCGAGAGAAGCCGTTCGCCTTGATAACAAAGCACGGAAGAACAGAGAAACTAACGAGAACAGGGCATATGACATTGGCGAAGCTCCGAGCCCAAAGGAGCAGAAAAAAGCGGCTATTGCACGGGCAAGGCAAGAGAAGCGTGATGCCAAAAACACCAACTTCAACAAGTACGAACCTGCGCCATATGCTACCCGCTATGCCAATCGGGACAAAGTCATGCAGGGTTTCCGCAATATTAACGAGAACATGAGCGGCAATGAAGCACGCAAGGATAGAGTTGCAGGCATTACCTCTAGCGGCAACAACGGAGATGCATCTAATCAGAACCGCGCCGGAAGCCGTGATATGAGTGCATACAAAAACCCAAATAGGTTAAGCGTCTCTATGCCATCCAGAGATCGTCAAGGGATTGGAGAGGATATGCGGAACAGACAACAGAACCGCAATGCCTACGAACCCGATACCAAGAGCAGGCTTGAGAAGCCAACCATTTTCGCAAAGGAGAACACCAATGAGAACTATAAAGAGAACCAGCAAGTACATCGTTCCGAAGAAAATAAAAATGACAACGCCAAACCTGAACAAAGTAAGCCGTCAGAAAGCAAAGACCGTAAGACGCCCGAAGGCAAGAACCTTGTAAAGAAAGCTCCACCGAAAGAAACCCCATCTAGCGAGAAGAAAGAAGCACAGCCAAAAGGTGAACAGCAGAAACAAGGAGATAATGTTGTCGCTGTCAATGACGCTGCGGATCAAGATGCAAGAGATGCCGCCAAGACCTCCAAAGAGATTGGAGCGATAGACGCTAAAGCATCTGGGAAAGCAAAGACATACCTTAGGGTAATCAACAAGTGCCTCATTCAGCACAGAGCAGGCGGTTCAACCAGTGCGGAAACGATAGACCGTATTCACGAAATCCTGCGTGGGAAGTTATTCGCCAAACTTCCTGAAGCCGTGAAGTCAAAGCTCAATGAATACGCAGAGAAGAAAATCGAAGAGCTGAAAGCCTTTGACAAAGCGCATCCATTCGCAGAGAAGGAAGCCACCCGTTATGAGGATTCTCAATTTGATGACGCCAAAGATAAGATTGACCACATTGTTGACGAACTCGATTCTGGCACCATAACCCTTGATGAAGCTATTGAGCATGCAAACAAAATAGCAGGCGAACTTGAGGATATGGCGTTCTCTGACGTTGGCACTCCCGTTTCGCATGCCGCGGATAGAGTTAGGGACTACTTCAACAAAAAGATAGCAAGGGATCCCGTTGAGGCACCGAAAACAGAGCAGCCGAAAGGCGACAAGGATTCTGAACCGCATAACGGAAAAGGCTCAGAACAGCAGCCCGCCCTTGCAGATGGGTATACCACAGAATCAGGCAGACTGCTTTCGGAATCAGATGCGAGAGATTTTATTGTGAAGCCAGATGGAAGTAAAGAATTTGGACATTTTGGAAAAGAAATTGAAGACGCGACCGGAGGTAAGGTTTTAGCAAAAGGGATTCGGTTGCAGGTTGGCTTTTCTCGAGTTGCCAATGGGAAAGAAACCGGATTTGGAATTATACACATCAAAAAGCGTGAAAGCCAGCTCAAGAAACTAGGCTATAATAATGCCGAAGAATATATTCTGGATATAATCAATAATTTTTCCATAATATACGATTTGGGCGGCGGAAGAATTAAGCTCGCGTCAGTTGGAAGCAAATTTAATGTAATGCCGTTAGACCTTGAATTAAAGGGGGATGGGAACGGTTATTATACAGTCGTGACGGCTATTCCCAAAAACACCAAACGCATGCAAAAAGAAGCAGGCAAGAAGATTTTTGATAGGAGCGCATCCCCATCCTCCACTACCGGCAATGGAGCGGTTCAAGATGGTGGTAATAGAAAAAACGCCGGATCTATTCCACAGAGCGCAACCGAAAAATCTAACTTGCCTGCTTCTACCAATAATATAGACGAAACATCGAAAAATGTCAATGACAAGCTCGATTTAGACCTTACCACTGGTAAATCGGTTGAAGCGTCGAAGGGGGAAGAGCCTTCCACGCCTAAAGAAACAGTATTCGGCAGTGTAGAAGATGCCGACAAAGATTTGGAGAAGGCATTCGGGCTAAAGCCGGTTGCGAATACAGAACAGGAAGCAAAGGAAGCGACGCAGGCAAAGCCATCGAAGGAAGAGATTCACAGGAAGCATAAGCTAGTCGATGATAGTGATGAAGCTATCCAAGGATACATTGACGAGTTTATCAGAAAGACGCGCAACTTAAATTCCGGGTTCGACCCGACTGTTCTTGTACCTGTATTTAAGATATGCGCTGCATACACGCAACGTGGCGTTGCCAAATTTGCCGACTTTGCAAGCAAGACCATTGCCGCGTTCAAGTCCAAAGGCGTGAAGAAGGAAGAGATAGAACCGTGGCTTGCACCTGCATGGGAGGCAGTTAAATCATTCCCAGACACGGGCAAAAAGTTCGATGCCAAAAAGCTCGTAGTCGCATTAAAGGCAGTCGGCGCACGTTATGAAAGCGGATTGAAAACGGCGGATGCTGTCAAAGACGACATTAGAAGCAAGTACGGAGACAAGGCGGCGTCCACCCTTAACGATTACATTGACGCGGCGTTTCGTGGTGTGCAGACATACTTTGGAGACGACGAGAACGCCAACCATGAGCCGTCTAAAGCCGGGGATAAGACCGGAGCAGACCTTATAGACTATGCGTTTAATCAGGGCGGTATCATCAACGAAGACGCCGTTAAAAACCTGACACCTAGCCAAGCTGATGCCGTGTTAAAGATTTTCAACAAGCCCGATGATTCCGCAGTGGACAACTCTGATGGAAATGGTACAATGAAGGAAGATAATTCCAAAGGTGTATCAGCAAAGGAGAAAGATGATGTACGAGGACGAGAACAAGGATCTAGCAGACCAGTGGAAGTGGGAGGACCCGGAAAGAGCGGCACAAGTGGAAAAGGAGAACAACGAACCACTAGAGGAAATAGCGAGACGCCGGATAGAGATGGCGGACGAGAACGAGGACCAGACGCTAAAAGTGCTGAACCAAAGAACAAGGGAACAGGCGAAAGCAGAGAACTGGGACGAGGACAGGCTGAAGATGGAACTCGCATGGAACGAACAAACGGCGAGGGAACTTCGGCAGGAGGAACTAAGAAGCCTGTAATTTCCCCTAAAGCAGACAAGGTTGAGACGGATATTGCCAAAGGAAAAGTCAAAGATGCAAGGGACGTTCCCGGCAATGACTACATCGCCAAACCAGTTCCGCCCGAAGCCAAAGGTGCATCCAAGACGCAGAGGGTGGACAACAATATCGCAGCGATCAAACTTCTCAAAAAGATTGAAAGCGAAAACAGAATGGCAACCCCGGCAGAGCAGGAAATCCTTGCAGGATATTCTGGCTGGGGCGGACTGGGCAGTGAAATGAAGAGCGACGCCAAGAGAATGGCGCAGCTTAAAGAACTTCTCACTGAGGAGGAATATAACGCGGCGGAGCGAGAGCTATTAACGGCTTTCTACACTCCGCCGTTTGTTATTAGCAGAATGTGGGAACTCGCAGAACATCTCGGATTCAAGGGCGGTCGCGTGCTTGATCCATCTTGCGGTGTTGGCAGTTTCTTCAGCTTGATGCCTGCTTCCCTTAGAGAAAGAAGCACCGCGCTCCAAGGCGTTGAACTTTCCCCCATCCCCGCAAGAATTGCGAAACAACTTTATCAGAGCAAGAAGTTTAAGATAGACAACCAAGATTACACCAAGTTCGATCGCGGCAATGGTTTTTATGATTTGGCTATCACGAATGTTCCGTTCTCTAACAGCGTAAAAGCATCCGTCCCTGCAATGAGAGATTCCGACGGCAACGTCCATAAGTCGCTTTTTATTCACGACTACTATTTCGCACAAACGTTAGATAAGGTAAGACCGGGTGGGCTCATCGTATTCATGACTTCCAGTGGAACAATGGACAGAAAAGCCGGATACGACAATGCACTTCTCCGCCATCTTTCCAGTAGAGCCAAGCTAGTTGGCATTGTCAGACTTCCTAACACGCTTTTTGCTCCATCGGCAAATGTCGGAACGGATATCGTCGTTTTCAGAAAACTTAATGAAGGCGAGAACCCGGATACCGTTGACGCTACGAATGGTTGGACAAATGGCTTAACAACCATAGAGGCGAAGGATGCCGAGGGGCGGCACACCTATACACGCATAAACGGATATTACGAAGATAATCCCGAAAACATAATTGGCGACCCCGTATTGGTTCGCGATAGATATGGCAGCAAAAACGTTGAGTTCCATACGTCAAGCAATGCGGAAACGGATAAGAAGCTCGGAGAAGCTATCGCACGACTGCCAGAAAACGTATACGTCCCACGTGAACCCGTTAAGATTAACACGCCTTTCCACGTAAAAGAGCTTGTCGACGCAGAGGATGGGCAAAACGTCGGTGACATCACCAAGGGGAAAGATGGACAGTGGGGACAAGTCGTTATAGACGATAACGGCGAGCGAAAACTGAAACCGTTTGCGAAGAGCGCGCAAGCTAAGGTCGGCACGCTCAAAGATCTGAGCGATTCGCTGAATGATGTACTTGCGAAACAGGTTGATCCAGATGTCTCTGAAGTAGCTCTCTCTAAAGCACGCGAAAAACTCAATAAGCAATATGATTCGTTCGTGAGAAAATACGGATATATCAACGACAAGACCAACGTGCGCCAGATTTCAGGTTCTCCTATTGCTGGCAGACTTCTCGCTCTTGAACAAAAATACAAGGCTGGAACGAAGGGTAAGGAAAGCACCGCAGAGAAAGCTCCTATTCTGACAGAAAGAACGGCGTACCCTGCGACTGACGACTTAAACATATCCACGACGAGTGATGCACTTGCGTCCTCTCTCCGCAAGTTTGGCTTCGCTGACATAAAATACATGGCGAGCGTACTCGGTAAGAGCGAGAATGCTATCATAGAAGAGCTGGGAGGCAAGCTCTTCAAAGACCCTGTAAGCGAGCAGTACGTCCCGCGTGACGAATATCTTTCCGGCAATGTGCGCCAAAAGCTCGCATTTGCAGAAGATGCCGCGCGTTCTGAGCCGGAATATGCGAGAAACGTAGAAGCACTGAAAGACGTCATCCCTGCCGACATAGAGGTAGAGGACATTGAGATCCCACTCGGTTCTCCGATCCTTTCCGTAGAAGATACGCAAGCATTCATAGATGACCTCTTAGGCGAGCCAAGTGCCGTCGTTGTTCGTTACAACCCTGTCACTACATACTGGGAAGTAACAACCACGCCTGGATACAGACGCATTTCAGCCCAAGCGCACGAGAAATACGAAATAGCAAGAGCATCCTATGATGACAGAGACGACATAGGGATCAATACTGTTATTAGTAAGATATTGAACACGGGCAAGATTGAGAGTTCTAACTTCAAGGTCAAGGATGACGATTCCGAAACGGTCAGAAAAGCTAGAGCGGCGGCAGAAGTTAAAGCCCAGACCATAGTAAAGGACATCAACGAAAAACTTAAAGAATGGATTTTGAAAACGCCGGAAGTTAAGCAGCGCGTAGGGCAGTCGTACAACAACAAGTTCAATGCCGTTGTGCCACGCCACTATGACGGATCGCTTCTCACATTCCCCTGGCTTAATGCCGCTGCCAACATGACGCCGCGAGTGCATCAGGCTGATGCAGTATGGAGAACTATTAACGAGAAGTCGGTTCTTTACGCACACTGTGTAGGCTCTGGCAAAACGTTGACAATGCAAGCAGCAGGGTTGGAGCTTCGCAGAATGGGGCTTGCCAACAAAATTGTCTACTGCGTACCGAAAAACGTAGTCAGACAGTTCGAGCGTGAGTTCTATCAAGTATGTCCAAGTGCAAAGATCCTTGTCCTTGATAGCTCCACGCTCCCTGATAACATCACGTCTATACACTATGACGTGAAGCCCAAAATGGAGCTGCGAGAAGATCGAAACGGAAAGAAGAAACTTGTCGCGGTTAAAGACGCCGACGGTGTGCCTATCTTCGAGAAAGTAAAGGTTTCTGACGAGGAAGCAAAGAAAAGAGAAGTTAGGCTTGCCAAGAGAAACGCCGCGCTCAACCAGATCCTCACGCACGACTGGGACGCTATAATCATGTCTCACGAAACATTCCAAAGACTTCCCATGTCCGATGAATACATGATGCAATTCCGAACCGAAGAGCTTGAAAAATACAAGAGAGCCCTTGCGGAAGAACAGGCAGAGGAACGCCAAGCTGGGAAGAAGAGTAAATCACTCAAAAACATTCAGGAAAAGATTGCCAAGCTAGAAGGGAAACTTAACGCCCTCATTGCAAAGAAGCAGGCGAAAGACTTTGAGTCGCCTTCTTTAGAGGATCTGGGGATTGATCAGCTTTTTGTTGATGAGGCTGACACCTTCAAGAATCTGGAAGTCATGACAAAGTACGGGCAAGTCAAAGGGATTTCTGAATCTGCGGCTGACCGTTCCTTTGATATGCTGATGAAAACGCGGTATCTGCTGCACTCGCCCAACGCGCACGGCGTCGTATTTGCCACCGGCACGCCAATCTCTAACTCCGTTGTAGAGCTTTATACGATGTGCCGATACCTCAATGATGATTCTCTCAAGCGTCTCGGCGTGGATTCATTCGACCAATTCGCCAAAATGTTTATCGATATAGGGCAAACTGAAGTGCCAGCCCAAGATGGATCGGGATATGAATACAAGACGGCGGTTCGTGGGCTTAGAAACGCCCCTGAATGCATCAACCTTTTCAAAGAGTTCGCTGATGTAAAAATGGTGGAGGATCTGCCGTATATAGCGGCTGCAAGACCAAAGGCGAAACGTGTTGCAGTAGCGATAGAAGAATCTGCGTGGAATAAGCGATTTAAGAAAGACATCCGTGCCAGAGTTGCTGCAATAAAGAGCAGCGGCAGGAAAGATCCCCCGATGATTAACAGCAAGAGCAAGGAATCAAAAGCCCATTTCGCCAAGACTGGGGAATACCTACAGGTTGCAGATTCTCCGCTTCTTGTCGCTGATAACCTCAGAAAGGCATCTCTTGCTCCGTTTATTGTTGACTATTCCCTCACTGGCGTCGAGGGTTACGGCAAGATTTGGGCATGCGCTGATAAAATCTACGAAGAATGGAAAGATTCTTCTGATCGTCATGGAGCGCAGCTTGTTTTCTGCGACCAGTCTATTCCTGATAGAAGCAGCAACGATCCGAACGTATACGATGCATTGAAGTCCCGCCTTATAGAGCTTGGCATCCCTGAAAGTGACATAGCATTTGTCCAAGACGCCAAAACAGATAAGGCACAAGCTGCACTGTTTGAAGCGGTGAACGAAGGCAGGGTTCGTGTTCTCATTGGATCTACACAGAAGATGGGCGCAGGCACGAACATGCAGCACAAACTTGTGGCACTTCATCACCTTGATTGCCCGTGGCGTCCTAGAGATATAGAGCAGCGAGAAGGGCGCATACTTCGCCAAGGGAACGAAAACAAAGAAGTCCGCATCTATAACTATGTAACCAAGGGGACGTATGACGAAAACCTTTGGGACACAGTAAACACCAAGAAGAATGTTATCAATCAGCTCATGATAGGCGACAAGAGTACAAGAAACGCCGACACGAGCGACGTGGATGGAGATAACTTTGAAGCTCTCATAGAACTCGCCAACGCCGATCCTGACACGAAGAGATACCGCCAAGTCATGTCGCAGCTTACGGAGCTTGAATCGGCAAAAACCACCTTCGAGAAGTCGCAGGAACTCTCTAAGCGTGTACTCGTTACAGCACCGGAACTGATAGACAAGTTCAAGACCGCCATTGAATCCGTCAAAGATGACATGGCAACACTGGAAAAGACAAGCTCGGCAAAGTTTAGCATGAAAATTGGTCAGGCGGTTTACGAGAACAAAATCGAAGCTAACAAGGCGTTCAGCAAAGAGAAAGAGCATGTCGCCAAAGAGTTTGCAAAGATAGCCCATAAGTATGGAGTGGATAACGCCAAGTTCAAGGACGTTAAAATAGCCAGTGCTAGAGGGCTTGATATTTACGTCAGCGGCAATAATCCGTCTTTTAAGGCTGGATTTGCATCGGAAGCTCTTACCGTTTACGCAAAGGGCAAAGATTCTTACGGGGCGGCTACTCCGACCGCAATCGGCGTTTGGAATGCCATGCAAACGCAACCGGCGGCGAAGCTGAAAGGCTATGAGACTGAACTCAAGAAGAACGAATCCGAACTCGCTGAAGCTAAAGAATCACAAGGTGATACATTCAAAGACGACGAAAAGATTAAATCCCTCCGAGAGGAGCAGGAGGAGCTTCGTAAAAAGATTGAAGAGAAAGCCAAACGGCAGAGAGAGTTAGACAGCATCAAGCCTACTCCAATCACACTATACGAAAGCACATCCTTTGGCTCTTATGATTTAGATGTGGACGACCCGGATATCTACGAGATAGAAAACAACATTCGAGACGGGCTCGTACTGAGCATGAGAGAAAACAATACCGACACCGGAACAGTATCCTTCGATAAGCCGGGTAGCTGGGACAAATTCAAGAAGAAGTTCATTGACAAGACCAACTGGGCAGTATATTCCAACGAAAACACCATTGAGATAACTGCAAGCCAGAAGGACCTGAACGATCTTTATGAAGCAATCGAAAGCCCTAACAACGGCAAGTCTGCCACCGTTCGCACAGATGACGGGAAGGAGCTTGAAGTCTCTTACAGAATAGTCCCAGCTGAAACACTCATTGCATCTAATACCGCCGACTTTGGGAAGAACGAAAACTACCCTGAGAAACTCCAGCCGCGTGACCGTGACCGCGTTTCCATGAAGGAGCAAGTCGATGATATGGCAAGAAACCTTCGTCCAGAAGACCTTGCCGAAAGCCGCAGCGTCAATCAAGGTGCGCCGCTTGTCAATCAGGACAACGTAGTAGAGAATGGCAATGGTCGTACTATGGCAATCACGAGAGCCTACACGACGGGCGGAGACGCATACAAAGCGAGCAGTCAGAAGTACAAGCAGTACCTCGTTGAGCATGCGGAAGAATACGGCTATACTCGTGAAGAAGTCGAAACCATGCAGAACCCTGTTCTCATTCGCCAGCGTGATGCTTCGTCTGATTCCTTGCAAGATAGTATCATCCATTCTACCGAGGGCGGCATGAAGATGAGCGCAAGCCAGCAGGCGAAAGTGGATGCGGAAAAGATTTCCCCCAAGACACTTAACCTGTATGACTATGACGGCACCGGTGACTTGACGAAGCGGAGCAATGATGATTTTGTCGTATCTGCCTTGAACGAAATAACCGATAAATCGGATCGTGATGTTGTGTTCAACAAGGACGGCACGCCATCCAAGGCGGGAATAGAGCGTGTGAAATCCGCGCTCGCGGCATATGCCTATGGAGACAATGCCCTCCTTGAAAAAATCAGTGAAAGCACTGACACCGAGGACCAGAATATCGTTAAAGCGTTCTCCGCAGCCGCTCCACGGGTCGCCGCCATCAAAGCAAAGCTCAATAAGGGCGGCGCATCAAAAGACTATGATCTTTCAAGTCTCTTATCAGATGTGCTTGACTTCTATTTCAAATGCAAGACTAGTGGGAAGAGCATCAAATTCGCCCTCAACGAAACAAGCCTCTTCGGTGATGATTCGTGGCTCGCGTCTGTCGGAGGGAAGAATCTTGCTCGGTTCATTGCCGACAACACCAGAAGGCCAAAGGCGATTTCTGATGCCATTGTCAGAATGACGAAGTACATAGATGGCGCGAATGAACCGAGTGATGCACTCTTTTCAGGAACGAAGATGGGGATTGATGAAATCGTCCGCACTTCTATAGGACTTAACGCAAGTAAGTTTATACCTGTGTCTAAACCCAGTGCGCAGAAGTACAAACATACCATCCAGCCCAAAGAAAGCACGTGGGATTCAATGCCTGCAACGCAACAAAAGGCATGCATCAAGCTGATGGACGCCAACGGCGGACATTATGACAGCAAGACGAAATCGTTCGGCTTTACCGATGAGAAGGCAAGAGATGCCGCGCTCAATGTGCTTGAAGCGTACCTGTCTGCTGATTCTAAGGCGTCTGCCAAGATTGCGATTGTTCCAGAAATGAACGAAGAGGTTAAGCTCACTAACGTCGGATGGAACGGTTCTCCAGGAGACTTTAGCAAGTTTGATTTAGCATTTGTTGGTTCAGGAGAAGGCAGTGCGGCTCATGGTTGGGGTATTTACTTCGCAATGGACAAGCCATATCGCGATAACCCGGACTTTGGGCGGGAAGTCGCCGAACGCTATAAGAAGCAGTATGGTGGTGAAAATGGTCATGTGTACAAAGCAGCAATTCCCAGTGACGAGTACCTCCTTGACGAAAGAGCGAAGATAAGCGACCAACCGAAGAGAGTGCAAAACGCAGTTCTGGAAGTTGCCGAAGCCCTGCAGAAGAAGACAAGCGTATGGCGGTTCGAAGATGGCATAAAGAAAGTAGTCCAATACTTAAAGGATGAAAATTACGATCTCGGGAATGAAAACGGCGATGCCGAGCAAGCCAAAATAGATCAGGCACTTGAACGTGTTGCTCGTGATTTTTACGCGAATAGCAATTCGGCGTCGCCGCAAGAGCTAAAAATCTCATCCGCAGACCTCAAAATATTAAGGGCTGCATTGAAGGAACAGGTTCGAGATCAGGCGGAAACTTCAGCTTTTTCTAGCAAAAACCTTTCCGAACGCGATATGGACCAAGCCGCGAAGGAGATATTGTACAATTTCTTGTCCGCTAGCAGGAGGAATCAGTTCAGGACGCTTGATGCACTTGCGGCAAATATTAGAGCAGAAGACGACTCTGTGTTTAAGAACATCACCTCACAAGATTTACTCAATAAAGCAGGGGAGATTGCTGGCACCGCCCTTCGTGAAAAACAGATAGATTTGGGCGGGGCGCGTGAAATCTTAAACGTGATGAAGCAAGCCGCAGAACATCCCACTGATGCGAATGAGAGGGATGTGGCAGAAGGCATTATCAAAGCATATACAGATTATGGGATCGATCGTGCTACTGCCGAAAAGATAGCAAGACGCCAAGCCGCGCAATTCTTTTCCGCCTTGCGCGAATCTCGTGCTAAACCGATCAAAGAAATACTTGCTCCGCTGACGGGTTACGACGTCCAGCAGATGTTTCAAACGGCAATCGCGCAGCAACAACTTGAACAATCCGAACCCGTAGACAAGGCAGTTTCCATGTTGCTTAAAGGTGCGGGGCTTAAAGGTTACAAGTACGAAGGGGCCACGGATGGCCATTGTGTCGTAGTCTTTGACAACGACGCGATGAAGATTATCAACAAATTCTCCGTCAAGACCCCATATCAGAAGATGGTGGAAAACATCACGCCAATAGCAAGCGATGATCTCACTGCTCGCGAGCATGCTATCGTAGACTTTGCAAAGAAGATGGGATTGCAAGTCCAATTCTTTGAAGGCGACCCCAACCTTCACGGATTCCATGCAGACGGCACAAATGTTGCTTTCCTTAACCGTCGTTCGGCAATGGACTTGAATCAGACCTTCTGGCACGAAGCATTCCACTGGATGAGAGAAAGCAATCCAGATCTCTATAATCAGATGGTCAAGGAAGTATTCGGCGGCGAAGTATCTAAAAAGCAGCTCGCAGACTACGCGGTATCCATCGGGCGTACCGATATGAGCAAGGAGCTTGCTATTGAAGAAATGCTTGCTGATGCCATGTGGGACGCAGGGAAACGCGGCTCGTTCTTTGAAAAGCTGGGGATAGAGCATCCTAGCCTTTGCGCTAAGATTATCAAGTGGATAAAGAATCTCTACGAAGATTTCAAGGCGCATTTCCATAATCCGCAGGCAGGGCTTACCAATACGCAAATCAAGAGAATGTCTAACACTTTGTCTAAAATTGCTGAAAAGCTCGTTGATGGTGATGGGAATAAACTGTTTTCCGTTGACGAGAAAGGCAATATAAAAGAAACGGCAGCAGGAAAGCGTGCCGTTTCTGACAGAGCAAAGGTAGAAGCAGAGCGGGATGGTTCTAATCAGAAATACCGTGTCACGAATAAAGCGTTAAGCGGGAATGATCAGATGCAGGTAACAGAGCTTACCGGCGACATAAAAGACGAGCGTTTAGGTGAAAGAGTGGCTCGGGTTTGCAAAATGCTAGAAGGTTGTTCGTTTTCTGTATCGAAAGACGGCATCCAGTTATACTTCAAAAGCAATAAAGACTTGGATCATTTTGCCGCGGGTAACAAGGGGAAGCGAAACAAAGAAGCTCGACTTTATACAATCTCAAGCGAAGAGAATGTCAAGAATGTAATCGAAAACAGCGTGTACGTTGAAGAGGAGCGAAATATACACAATCCTAATAGCAAAACACACTTTGTGCAGTTTTATTCCGTGGTTAAGAGTGGCAACAACTTTATACGAATGAAGATAAGCGCAAAAAAGCTAGTTGATGGTACATTTGATGTGCAAAAGGCCAGCTTGTATAACATTGCGACAGCAGGTAGCATTTTGCATAAAAAAATAAAGAAGCTCACCCAGCCTGCCATGAATGAATCCATGGATAACTTACGGCCAAGGGTGTCTTCTTTGACTGTTAGTGTAGCAGATATGTTGGATGGCGTCAATGACAGAGTTGGGAATCCTTATGTGGTCAACGGCAAGTTACAGCACGAAAACGGCGTAATAGCCACTAAGAACATGCTCTCTAGTGGCCCCGTCACCCACCGCTCCGCCGAAGATCTGAAAGCCCAGACCCTCTCCGTGTTCCCCAACGCGCAGAACATCGAAACCCATGACAACGGCGTGTCCTTCGATCTTCCAAACGGCAGTCACGTGGAAGTCAACTTCACAGATGACACCATCTCCGTAGACCGTGCGAAGGCGCAAAAGGACTACGGCGGCACCCTTAAAGGCAACGAAAAGGCGTCCGGCAAGATTGAGATGGTGGATAAAGATGCACTTATCACCCTTACCATGGATAGCCCTGACGAAACTGTATCTCACGAAGCCATGCACCTTGCGTGGAACTTGCTGACAGAGAAGGAACGCAATGCGCTTCTTAGAACCTACGGAAGCGAAGAAGGCGCGGCAGAGGGCATGAGAGAGTGGAAGATCCGTCGTAAGATGAAGCAGGGGACGATCGCGGGAAAAATCATGCAGAAAATTTCTGACATGGCACACAAGCTCCTCTCCTTATTCCACGAGAACGACCAACATGTTTTTCAGAAGCTCGAGAGCGGCGAGATGTGGGAACGCGGCAACGAAAACAACACCGCCGCAAGGAACGTCAAGTACAAGATGAATCCGCTTAACGAAGCAGAGAAGTACCTTAAATCTCACAAGGACTTTGGTGAGAAAGCGGGCGTCTATATCGACCGAACTTTCCGCCCTGATTTAGCAAAGGCGAAAGCCAATCCGAACATCAGCGTAAACAAGACAGCGAAGAAGAAAGGATGGGGCGTCGCCAATACCGCACTCAATAACACCGTTCGTTCTCCGTCTCGCATCAAGTCTCCGAAAACAAATTACATTTGGGGACTGGCGGATACGGCACAACGTGAATTGCAGGAACTCCGCGGCAGGTGGACGCATAACTTCGCCGGTGCTATCAAGAGCCTTAACAAAGAAGAGAAAGCCCGCTATACGGATATTCTCTGGGAAGAGGACATGAAACAACATGTATTCTCTGACGAAGAACTCCGTGACGCAGGCGTATCTGAAAATGTGATTAAGGCACATCAAAAGACACGTAACCTTCTCGGTAAGATCTACAACGCTGTCAATGCCGTCTATACCAGTGAACGAGTAGAGAACTTCACATACAAGACGCGCAAAGGGGCGGAAAAAGCGCAGAAAGAGCTTGCTAAACGTCCGCACACGTTCGTGATGCACGACATTAGAGAAACGGCGAAAGACGGCGAGACCGTGTTCCAAGTATCCATTAAAACGCGCGGATATAAAGAAATCCATAGCGTCATGACCAGTGAAGAGCTTTCAGCACTGTCAAAAGACAAGGACGTATATATCAAAGCACGGGAGCAAATGGATGATGGCTCTTTCAAGGTTTCTTACCTCGCCTACAACAAACCGCTTACCAACATGGAAGGCTACATGCCGCACATCTTCCACGGCGTACTCATTATGAAGAAGTACACCGATGCAGACGGAAACGTTAAGAGCAAGGTTGTCGGTAGCGCAGACACTATCGAAAAAGCGGTAGTGAAAGCAGATGCCATGCAGAAAGAAGAGGGCGGGGAATTTATCATTGCGCCTAAAGAGTTCTCCTCCGAGGGTGAGGTAGAGAACCCGCTCCTCTTAGGTGATATGGACTACTTCAAGCTCATGGAAAACCTTAGTAAAGGTGCATCCCTCACTCTTGATGAAGCTCGGGAAATGACCCATGCGACCATGAAAGGACGTCACGTTTACTACGGAGCGAAGAAACACCGTAAAGGTGCAGAAGGGTTTGAGAAGAACGCAATATGGGCTATTCAGCATCACATTGATTCTTCCTCGCGGTATGTTGCCCTTGACCCATTCAAGCAGAAGGCTATCAGCTTCTTCGAGCGTGCCTTCGGCGATTACAACAAGGACTGGACGGGTGAAGCCGCCTTCTGCAAGGGATATATCGATTCTGTTCTCGGAAAGCCAAGCAGACTTGAAACCCTTGCCAACGACTTCCTTCGTCTGTTCCCGTGGTTCAAGAACGAAGCAAGACCGGCAAGACGTATGGCGGGCAACCTCACCGGACTAACAGGTGTACTGAAGCTCGGAGCATCCTTGTCATCAGGGTTCGTCAACACCTTGCAGCTCTTCAACTGCGTTGGATATGTCGGCGCAAGGAAAACCGCTGTAGGGTTGAAACGTGCGCTCCATCCGAACGCAACAGACAAGAAAATACTTGTCGCGTCCGGCGTATCCGAAGAATCTGGACTTGCTCTCGACAGCATCGGGCATATAACTGCGGAAGGAACGGCACTCTCTAAAGCAGGGAATGTCATAAACTCCGTGAACAACTTCCTTATGAAACCGTTCACACTCGCCGAAAAGACCATCAGGAAGGCAACCATACTTGCCGCCTACTACAAGGCAATCGAGGACGGACTTTCTAAAGGCGAAGCTATCCAGTACGCCAGAGATATAAACCGAAAGGTAAACTTCGACTACTCCGTAGCAGACGCGCCCCGTATCTTCCGCGCACTTCAAGGTACTGTTATCGGAGACATGGCTCTCCAATTCCAAAAGTACGGCGTAAAAGAGATGGAAGTTATTTCCGACTTCCTGCCGGTACTGGGGAATACCACCACGAAGCAGAAGCTCGAGTTCTTCATTCCATACCTTTTGGTATCCGGCATCTGGAACGCTTTCCCGTTTGAAGATGCACTTCTTTCCCTGCTGAAACTTCTCGGGTTCGATGATCCAGAGAAAGAGGCGAAACGCGCCATGATGGAATGGGCAGGGAACAACGCTGACAGAAAGGCTCTTGTAAACGTAGCAAACTATGGCGCAGGCGCAATTGTTGGCGTGGATATTTCCCAACGTGTCGGACTGAAGGGCGTGGTGCCGGAAACGTCTAACATCGTGACGGGCGGTCCGCTCGGCTCTACCACCGTTCAGCTCGCAAAAGCTGTACTCAACGGAGATGCCAACGGTGCAATGAAGGCTATTTCCCCTGCGGCTGGCAATATTTATGGCGCAGTAGCTGGATATAACACCGATAGCAAGGGTAGAAAAACGGTTGACTACGATACCCGCGACAGAATCGTCCGTGGTGTACTTGGTTTCAGAACCATCAGAGAAGCCAATGCTACCGATGCACAGAACATCGTCTATAATTACAAGGAACAGAAAAAGAACGACAGAGCGAAAGCAAAGTCTGAATACCTCAAGGACCCGTCGAGCAGTAACCGTCAGAAGCTCAAAGAGATGGGCTACTCCGACAAAGAGATTAAAGCTCTCAAGGATGACAAGAAGTCCACCAGAGTGGAGCGTTCGCAATCGGGACTTTCCAAAGAGGATAAGAAGAAGCTGAAACCTGTATTCGATTATGTTCAGTAGTCTATATTTACAGGGAATAATTTTAGAGGGGCGGTATCCGTATCGCCCCTCATTTTTATTATTGGAGGTATAAATGTGGGAAAAATTGAAACGTATTTGCGACGCTATTACCCTGTCTTTATTTGCATTGGCGTTGTGCTTTTGTGTACCATCTACATCTTATGCAGAGGAGACTACGGGATACATCACAATGACGAGCCAGGAATGGAACGACTTCAAGAAGGATTGGAACGAGCAGATGATGGAGTGTCAGACGCTCAAAGCCAACTTAACAATGCTCAAGGCGAACTCGACGGAGCAGGAGCAGCTGCTTCTGACATTGCAAGCGGACTGTCAGACCTTAGAAACAAAACTCAGCGAGACCAAGCTCTCATTGACGAAAGTACAAAGCTCATTGAATCAAGCGAAGCAAGAGATAGAGACATGCAAGAAAGATTCAGAAGTGTTGAAGAAAGAAATAGAGACCTACAAACACAAGGTAAGAGTGGCGAAGCGTCAACGTGACGGCATCGCCATCGCCGCCATCGCCGTGTTGCTTGCCGCGCGTTAAGCACCTATCGTATAATAATTGTGAAGAGGGAAAGTTTCTTTTATCTGTCTCAAATTTTCATCTTTTCCCTCTTACTCCTTTCTGAACCATCATTGCCCCAACTAAAAATGATGGCCACGACCAACGCAGACCCCTCACTGGGAGCAGAGGCAAAATGACTCCCACCATTGCTTCGTCTCGGCATACGGAGCATAGCGGATCGTTACGATTCATCATAAGACCTCCTTAAATCTTGTGCCTCACTGGGAGCAGAGGTAAACTGACTCCCACCATTGCGGCCTTCCCTGGAGCGGGGATACCCGTCGGAAACGTAAGCTCATTTATGAGTGGTCGTACCGGGACTTGTGGGGGTTCGATTCCTCCCGCCGCCTTAACAAAAAGTGTGGCGTCCAAGCGTTCTCCTATTGCCGTGTTCAGAACGCGGACGCACCACCTTGTGGAGGGGGTTAGCACAGTGGAAAGTGCAGCGGACTTTGACTTCGCTTACGATGGTTCGATTCCATCACTCCCTGCCAATTTGGGGATATAGCTTAAATGGTAAAGCAAGTGGCTCATAACCGCTTCGATGTGGGTTCAAGTCCCGCTGTCCCCACCATTTCCTTGACTTCACGAAAATGGTTTACAATCTATCTCTCTAGGTGCGAGATTAAATGACACCCACCAAGGTCCTGCACACTGTATACGGGGAGTGCAGGCGTATCCCGATACGAAGTAGGGACGGTACTTGCATACGGGCGTTGCTTGCCAACAGGTGTTTAAAGCATCCGAGCAACAGGAAGGTAAGCGGATTCTTAGGATTGCTTGACGATATTAAAAGCGATCTAGGCGGGCAACCGCCGCATGTGGAAGCATCAAGGCGAAAGTCTTGAGGTTTCCTTGTCCATGTGCGGGTGGGGAGAGGATTCCTTCTGCCTCTTGCTTCAACTGTCTCTCCACCCACCTTCTTTCTGGTCGAGTAGTTCAGCGGTTAGAACGGACGACTTAAGCGTCTAACGATAGTTCAAATCTATCCTTGACCACCAGCGGCTTGTTTTGAGAGACTGCCGTCAATCAGGACTGAATGCCGCACTACAACCTAACGCGCTTCGCAGGGAAATAAGCGAACCTCTTGTGCCAAACAACACGTTTCTTATTTTATTTATTTACATATATGATTGATTTTCTTAGGTTTTTATTTTTACAGCGCGTCGAACTGTAAATTAAACAATTACTGAAAATCTCCCTGCGAAGTGCCAACATCAATGCCTGCCTCAATCCCTATCATGGTGCGAGGCAGGCTTTTATAATCTCGCCAGCACATAGAAATAAGAAGGCGTTAAGTAGATGGTGTTCGTGGATTTATCACAAGATACCACCAAACTACAATGATACGAATACCCCGCTCTTACAGGATCCTGCAAGGCGGGGTATTCGTTTGTATAATGAGTTCTGATTTCTGAGAGATCCCCATGTACAAACAACTTGGGATGAGTTCAGAGAAGGGGGCTCTTTCCCTTGTTCGCCTTTGGGAGTTTTGATAGATGGATTTGAAGAAGATCCGTATCTTGTCCACCGTAAGCTCGCCCTTGCGGGAACGATGCTATTAAGTTAAGCGGAAGAACGTTCTTGGCTCCCCATCGGGGGAGCTCCCCGAAGGGGAGAGGGGGCTACGTAGCGGTATTGCATGAAAGTGTTGGAATATCGATAGCATTGGACTATTCAACATAGCACGCTATACCGCTAGCATGCCCCTATTGCTTTCGGCACTTCCCCGAAGGGGGAAGCAAGACATTACGTAGCTAATGATTTTCTTAACTTAATAGCATTACCCTGCCGGGAACGATGCTCCTTTCATCTTACGGCATGGCGAGCTTCTTATCCTGTAAATGAAGCCGATAGGATTGGCGGCGTCGATCGCCGAAACTGCGATCCATATAGATAAGATGACGAGCTGCAGCGTGGATGCCGCATCTGTCTAGCTATATGCAAGAAATTGCAAAAAGCATCTTGCATATTTCTCTCATGTCGTGTATAATACATTCATCTGACATGGGGTTATAGCTCAGCTGGTTCGAGCGCTTCGTTGACATCGAAGATGTATTTGGTTAAAATCCAAATAGTCCCACCATGAAAAAACACGACACAATGGCGGATTTTTGTGCTATATAAAGGAAGGTGACGGGAAATTGCGAGTGACGGTCATAAAGCTGACTCATGCCCGAGAGCAGGCCAATGGTGAAAGAGCGGCTTGCGGAATGTCCCGTTCCATGCTTTTCGAGTCTCTTAGTCTCTCTTTTTTTAGTCTCCTTTTCATTCCAAGGACTGACCCTGAAAGCGTATTTGATTCCTTTTTATAATAACAGGTGATATCCATGCATCTTATCGCTATTCTTCTCGTTATGACAGCAGGCATCATGTGGGCGGGGTGCGGGCTTGCGGCGCAGGATTTTTTCCAAAAAAGTACACATGACTCGATGGATCTTACGGTCTTCCGCATGTTTTGTGCGAGCTGCATCATGCTGCTTGTGACCATTGCCAAAGGACAGCTGAAAGACAGCTGGCGGAAGCTGGGGCAGCATCCATCTCTCTGGTGGGGACTGATCTTCTACGGTGTAGTCGGTCTGATGCTGATGCACTATACCTACTTTGCTT